GCCGCAAAGTCTTACGCTTTTTCTAGAAAGGTATGTGCGGCCGAAGCCAGGTAAATATTCACATCAAGGAAGGAACAACCCTGTGTGAACGGTTGCAAAGTTATCATACAGGGCAGGTCCTGCCGCTGGGGACAAATTGACCTCAGGCCCTGCAATCAAACTTATAGGGGGGGTGCCGATGAAATAACCAAGCTGAAAATCATCTCCAGCCCTGCGAAAGAAAAGGTACCTGTCCAAAGTCTGCAGTACACCGAATCTATGCACATTCACAGCGGTGATAGGTATAGCATGATTGTAAGTGTTGGGGTTGGTGGGTAAGGCACGAGTTCCAGTAAGCATGGGGGCATTAACACGAATGGCTTCCATGAGATTGTTGACACCAAAGTTGGCTGTAGTTGAAAGCCCTAACGAACGACCCATTTGGAGAGTGTCAGAGACTTTCACATTACGAGTAAGATCCTTACCAGCCAAATCGGCGCCAAAGAGTGTGAACGCTACGCCCGAATTGCTCACTGTGCTTTTCCCTTCGAAATCCGTTGACCCACGCATCATGGCAAAGGAATGTATGAAAAGGTCGTGCAGGCAAAATCTAGCAAAGCCACCCAAAGTGCCAGAAACATTGTAAAGAAGAGTATTGCCCACTACATTGCAGCCCAAAGGCATAACTCTACTGTTGCCTGCACCCAACCACGGATGGGTAGTGCTTCCACTGTTGACGCTAGCGGTGTCGCTCTTCATCAGCAATTGTTTGATTGACAAGATTTCCTCGCCGACAGCCTGGCATTCTGCAGATTGTAGCCCACTCTGCGACGCTATGGGATAGGTCACAAGGTCATTTGGTGATATGTAGACAGATGGCTCCTTAAACCCGGCAAAACGGAAACCAGGTTCACAAGACACACTAACCGAAAAACGGTAGTACTGAGACACCGATTCAGGGAAAGTGAGCGCGTCGAGGACAACAATCGAAAATGTACCAGCCCAAGATTCAACCGGTAAATAGGGCTGAGAGGAGGTATACGGAATGACAATGTCAGCTTCGTTCCCTTCCCTCAAATCCCAAATAACGGTCAAATTGTCCATCTCGGAGCCCCTAGTGAAATCTGGAACATTAGTCACCGTGGTAATACCAAGATCAGACATAAGCTGTGGCCTTATGCTATGTGGTTGGTAACACAAGGCCACACGCCCCGCGTGAAACTTGGTTTTGCCAAATCTGACCTTGATACGGAAATCCCCTCTCCACAGCGTGGAGCAAGTACTCATTATGAAGGCTGGTGTGGTGAAGATTTCGTTGTTAGACGTGGTTCTACGACTAAACTTATCGATGGGTCGGGCCACTTGAGAATTAGTCAAGGTGCCGTTGTAGTACATAGCGGCAGGACATACTGGCAGTGTAAACAAACGTTTGTTACGAGCGCCTTCAACAGCGTTCACACTGCCCAAGCGCAGCAGGCCAGAATGTGACAGAAATCTATCGAGTTCCATCTCATCGTGATCTGTGCCAAAACACTTAGTGTCATATGCAATCTTTGCGTCGGACAATGTTGACAAAGTCACAACTGCATTATCACCATCAGCATGAAATTGGTTAGTGACCGATTGCACGGACACAGGGCGCTGTGACACAAGATTTGTGGGCTTGGAATAGCCCATGGCCTCTGCAGTCCTTGCCGCTACTCGTGTTGCCCAAGACAAAGGCCGTAAATACTGAGCTCCAGGGGCACGCGACACAATATCGAGTGCATGTGAGCCAGCATATAAAGCCTCTGAAGCAACAAATTCCTCTTCTTTAGGCATACCAGACTGAGCGAGTGCACCGTAAGTTAAGTCGGCGCTGACATCAGCATCCATAGTCATACCCGTTGAACCAAGGATCTCCACATCTTCCATCCAAAAGTAAAGAGTCCAAGGGTAACTGGTGGGACCTCCAAGGGGTGGGAGCACAGGTGCCAAATGAGATGTCACGGTGACCGTACCGTAGGCATAATCGGTTCTGTTGGCACATAAGACCGGGTTATACAGGAAGTCTTGGAAATAGGCATAGGGAATTTTCAACTCACAAGCTGTGTCAGTGGCCAAATCTAACATGACGCCAGGCAACTGATAAGCTGTGGGTCTCTCCAAGGCCCTGTTGGGGAACCTAGAAAGAGATGAAGAAGGGTCAATGGCATCGTAATACGGCTGAAATACAAGACGCAACATACCCCCAACATAAGGTGAAGTAGCAACTTGTAATCGAAAGCACATTGTGGCACGAAAGCCTAGGGCACCTCCTAGCCTCCCAGTAAGAAATTGTTCGAAGAAGAGGCTATTCAAGACAGTCGGAATAGTGGCGCCCCAATTGTCATCGAGCGTGCCATGAGCAACAGCTTTCGGACGAGAAAGATACCGTCTGACGTCATTATAGACTTCATCACAGAGCTCCGATACGGTTGGAGGGCAAGGGAATACTTTCCCAATGGTCTCATGGGACAGAGCTTCATTCACATAGGCTGTAACTTCTTTAGTCTGGACATTCATCGGCACGGTGGTCCCTTGCATGGCACCACCATAGGCTTCGGTTTTCAGTACCGAAGAACTGGAATTTACATTTTGTTGAGCAACTGTATCAATTTAAGGCGCTAGGTTGGCAGACCTAGTTCCCACGTACAGTCAGACGTGGTGGCCCGAGTCACGGTGCCCTGGGTTTTTATAGACCACCCTGGGCCGTAATGTTGAAAAACAAGGTCTGTTTTTTGGGCTTCCGCTCATGTAAACCATTATTAGCGTGACTTTTTTGCCTGGTCTACACGCGTATATGAGCCCCAGCACCCTAAGGTGCAGTGTTCAGTACCTCACGGTACCGTTGCAGTACTGGTAAAAGTACTGCTCTTGTTCTTCCGGCAATAATGTCCGGAAGCCAGCGCGTCGGTAGGAAGAGCACATCAAAGGACTCCACACGTCCCAAACTTCTTTAGGATGAGCGCTCAATTCCATCAACGCAGTTTCGAAAGTGTCCTGTGTTATCTCAGTAAGAAGGTTTTTGTTTTTACACCAATAAGGCATTTCGACTATTGTACCAATACTCAATGGTGCAACAAAAGTGCCAGCTAGTGGTCCCTCACGGACTAAACGAAAACTCCTTTTTAAGAAGTCCACGTCTTCAATTGTTCTGGTTTCACCCACTTCACCGGCTTTCTTCTCATTGGTGTAAGTCATACCGAATTCTACCATGGATTCACCAATGGTTTTCTGATTAAACTTCGGGACACAATCTGAACTGATCGACAAGACATTGTCATCACCCAACACGGCGATGGAAACTTCATTCCAAAAGTCCGTAACGTTAGGGCGACCACAACACCTTTCGAAGGACATCACAAACAGGATCAAATTGTAAAAGGAATTTATGGTCGTGGTACCGGGATGTCCACTGGGCATACTCCGATTCCATTCATATATGGTGTTGTTCCTGTTACCAGAACCGCCCAGATGGCGGCTGTTTGTGACTTCCAGCCACAAAACCCTGCGAACAAGCGAATTTTCTGGACCGTCATCATACCAATCATTTATACGATCCAGTATAGCGTTTTGGATTTGAGGTTGCTGCGAACTGTCGAACGCATAAAAATCGCCGGCCACAAAGTTGTTGCCTTTTGTGAGTAGCTCCCGAGCTAACATATTCCATTCATTGTATGGGTTAACTCCCGCTGCCACTCCACAGTATATTCTGTTCTTCATG